TCCCCCCTCTATTGCAGGGTGGTCTGTACCACCAATACCCTACAACCTAACATATTCACCACAGGATTGCAAGACCTTTCTCGACCCTCCAAGTGTAAAGTTTCCCGACACCCACCTATTCGCCCAAATCCCCATCCTGCACCATCAACAACCGCTGTTGACCTTCCCTACACTATCTCCCCAATCCCCCGAAACACCCCACCCGCAAGCAATGTCATGGACAACCAATCACCCTGTATGGCGAAATGGAATCCCGCTTCGACCCGGCGCGGTCTCACCCCCTGGCGGGGGGTCTCAGGGGTCACAGGCACCATAATAGGCATTATAGTGCGTATAACTGCCCAGATATGGCCTAGATGTCAAGGTAGTAGGCTACATATAGAGCCCTAACAGAGCCTACCACTGTATAGGCAACGGCTGTCCCTCCGGCCTTGTGTCCGTCTATGTCTGTGGTGTCCGTCTGTTCATGCCGTCTGGTGGTATTTGTGTGTTTGTCTATGAGCCTGAGTTCGAGGTGTCCGGGTGACTGCGTGGGTGTTGTGGTGTAGTTGGTTGTTGATAGAGGGTGAAGGGGCGAGGGTGGTTTGGGGCTGTGTTACGTGGGTGTCTTGGCATGGCGTTTGCACTGGTATCAGGTAGAGGGAGACTTGATCGAGATGCAGGCATACAACCGAGTGTCTCCTCTAGCGTGAGCATCATTAGAGAATGTCATTGACATAATTGGAGGGGTCTGGTAGAGTGGTACACATGGGAGACAGGTAGTGGCAAGGGCTTTAGATGGGAGTGTATCGTGAGTGATTACAGGCTAGTGATAGTGAGCACAGAAAACGGAGAGCGGGAACACGTGGTGTTTCTGGAATGTGACAATGACGAGAGCGCGCTCGACTACTAGCGTTAGGCTGTAGTTTCAACTTGTGAGGTAGGCTATGACAGATATGGAAGCGAAGAATGTGGCGGCGTTGGGATCCGAATACGGCGTCCGGGTTACGAGCTCGCACGACCGCAATGCAAGGCGTGAATACTGCATCACCGTACCCGGCGCGAGTAGGCCGCGACGAACTTGGGACTATGGTACAGCCAAGCTCATGTTGGTTCGGGCCGTGATAGAAACCGGCAAGGTAGGCTGGAAATGACTTCACAGGAGATGCTAACCCTGGCGCTCGCAAACCGGAGGCTTGCGGCAAGTGATGTTTCAGACACGGCGCGATATGAAGCATTGTCTGAGATTGTGAAACGGTCCACGTGGGGCCGGCATGATGTAGAAGCGGTAGCATGTGAGGAGCTAGCGCGTGTGGGTGTGACTCTAATGGAGGGGGTACAGCATGGCACAGCCTAAGGGTATGAGCGTGACAGTGGACCGCAAGACGCTAGGTCAGGCCTTGACAGACCTGGGCAAGGTGAAACCGTGGGCGAAGTTGCCCATTCTGGGAACCGTCCGCATTGATTCCGGCGGAACTCGTGGGGTTGAATTGACCGTGACAAACCTGGAGACCACGCCGACAGTCCAAGTTCCGGGGACCGTGGACACTCCGGGCGTGGTCTGCATGAATCACAAGGCACTCAGTAAGATAGTCCGGACGGTGAAGACTGATGACATCACCTTGACTGATGGCGGTGTGGAAGTATCCGGCGCGTTTCTGCCTGTGGAGTGCTTCCCGCCTGATGAGTTCCCGCAAGCGGGACCCGTCACGCTCGCGACGGAGGACAATCAAAGGGCAGTGTTTCACGGCGCGGACCTGATTCCGGCGCTGGAAGCGCTTCTGGATGTCGTCTCACGTGATGAGACGCGGCCAAGTCTAAACGGTATCTATATAGAAGCATCAGACGTCGGAACTATCTTCACTGCGACGGACGGGCATAGGCTCTTGACGCTCGACCTGCCGACGGTCCAGACTGGCGACTTCACGGCTATCATAAGACCGGATATGGCGAGTGTGATTGTCGCAAGACTGAAACGGACAAAGAAGCGGGCGCTTGCCGGTGAGAATATGGCGGCGCTTTCGCTGGATGAGAATGGGGCCGGTGTCCCGGTCTGGTTTGTGATGCTAGGTGATGTCATGGCGGCGGACACGTTTGCATCGTTTGACACCATCACGGCGCGGCCAGTGGAGGGACCGTTTCCGAACTACCGGCAAGTTATACCGGCGGACGGGGACCGGACACGGTACACGCTCGACGCAAGCGGAGCGCTGGAAGCATTCCAAACGTTTGTACCCGTCGCGGATCCTTTGACGCATCAGGTTAGATGCTCGTTTGGACGTCGTCAATTCCGGGTCTCAATTGCCAGTGATGGTTCCGGCGGTATCACTGTGCCATGCACGGGTCCAAGTGGTGAGCACCACAAGGCGGGCTACAATGCGAGCTACGCGGTAGACATGTTCAAGCGCCTGACGGGATCTGTGACGCTAGGCTTTACGAACACGACTAGCGCCCTTGTGATTGAATCCGAGAATATGATAGGGCTTTTGATGCCTCTACGCTTGACGGACTAGAGGGGGATAGTATGGCTGTGACTCGCGAGGTAGAAGATACGCTCGACGATGTAGAGCGTGAACTTATCGACGGACTAGAGGAAGCAGTTACAGACTGGCTGAATGATAACCCGGACGCAGAAGAAGCGCCGGACATGGACACGCTCGACTATGGCGGGGGTATTCATGAGCGGATAGACGGCGCTGTTCCAATATGGTATTCAGAACTTGACGCGCTGTGGTTTTTCCATCATGACAAGTTCGAGCAAGCGTTTGAGAATCACGGTTTTGAGGGGTCCGCATCTGATAAGAATGGGGCCGTGGCCATCTATTGCTATCTCTCAGACCTAGCCTGTGAATGGTTCCGTGATGAGAAGCACCAGTCGGTATATGATGAATGGCGAGAAACACACCTGCTAGAGGATCCAGAAGAAGACTAGCGCCCGCCACATAGCACAGCACAGAAGCGCCCACGTGTCAAAACGTGGGCGCTTTCTTATGTCCCAGCGTGGTGTCCATAGCGTCCCGGTGTGGCACGTCGTTTTTCCGAGTGTTCTGGTATGGCCTGGGATTCGTCCGCTTCACTGTGGGGACGCACGGCGTCCGATTGTGGCGGGATCCGTCGATTGGGACCGTTTCAGGCGTCTAGTGTTGTCCTGGCGGTCCCGCCAGATTTTTCCGACCTCGTGGGGGATCCCTGAGATTTTTTCTTGCCGGTAACGAGGGCCTGGGCTATATTCAAGAGGGCAGCGGCAGGATTCGAGCTGTGCACTTTCTGAACAGCTTGTCTGTTCAACTTCTGAACAATCGTGCATTTTGCCTGTGCAACTTCTGAACAGTCGTGCAATATGCACGGTGAGGCCTTATCGCTGGATTTTCCTGTATAGGGCCACGTATGAACTTTTTTCAGGCTGCGGGGATTCTCGCGGCCTTCTGCTTTTCAGAATCCGCCCTCGAGACCGAAAAAACACCCTACCCTATCGCGGTTGGAAGTCCTTAGGAATATCGGGGGGCAACTGGTCCGCGAATCGCTCACAGAACGGGAGGCTGTCGTCAATCTCCCTCGAGTGCGGCACGTCAAGCTCCCCGACCACCTCGAACTCGCCCTTGTCACGGATCTGTTTCTTCATGTCGTCTATCCGCTCCCGGTGCCAGTTCGCGTGATAGTTCACGCTCTTCGCCGAGACCGCCCGCCCGAACGTCTTTCTGATGCTCTCGCGCACCTGTGCCGTCTTCTTCCCGCGTGCGAACTCCACTACAAGCAGGTCGATCTCTTCCGGACTGAGATTTATAGGCTTCCGACCACCCCTCCGCGCATGGGGCGCCGCCGGAGCCTCTGAGTCCTTGCTCGTCCGTGGCATTTCCCGCCCTCCTTGAGTGAATGTCATTGACACTGCCAGTGGGGTGTGTTAGATTGTAGTGTAAGAATACTGCCGACTGTGGGTTGGTGCAAGGGGGAAACATGTACCGCGACATAATCCGGGAGCAGCTAGCGCGAGACGGCTACGTTGGGACTCGCCCCGACTGGGTAGAAGCGTGGATGCGGCTTGAACATGGTACGTTGGACTCGCTGTCCAAGACACAGTTCAATGATGAGGTCCGTATCGCGGTGCAGTGCATCGACGCCGCGACCACAACGGAGAATGAATCACTGGCGAAGTCCTTTGGACTCAATGGCTAGGGGGAAGAAGATGGATGCTCTCATGAAGGCCGTGAATGTTGCTCTGGATGTGATGGAGAACACGGCTGCGGATCTTGAGGCGAGCGGTTGGGATGAGACATCCGCTGATCTCAGTGGTGCTGCCGACACCCTCGAGAAGGCTTTTCGTACTCAGACGAACCTTTCTGAAGCCGCCCCTGCTATGCTCGCGGCTCTGGAAGAACTGGTCCGCGACTTTGATAATTGGGGAGAAGTGCTGCAACAGGACGACAACGGCAGCTACGGCCCCACGTCTCCCATTGAGGCCGCCCGTGCCGCCATCAGCCTAGCAACCGGAGAGAGGGAGTAACCCATGACCCGTCTACCCATCACGAACCTGCTCCTGTCCGTCCTTGTACTCGCCTACGTTGCAGCACTGGCGTACTTCTCGCCGGTCCTATGGTTCCGAACCATCTGTCTCGTGGGCGGGATCCTCTACGCACTGATCGTCCAGTCCTGGGATTCTGACAGCTAGGAGGACACATGCTCACCGCATACACGGAAAGCCTGCGACACGAGAAGCGGGCGAGTGAGCACACGGTAGCGGCCTACGTTGCGGACATCCGCCGCGTGGCCGCCGCCGTTGGTGTTGATTGCGACACGCTTGCGACGCTCGACCACGCCGCGCTCTCGGACGCGATGGTGGAGCTCGGGAAGTCTGGGGCTGCGGCAGCCAGTGTGAACAGGACGAGGGCCGCACTTGTCAGTTTTTTCGGGTTCGCTATCCGCCATCACGTTCGGACCGACAATCCCGCGAAGGATCTGCCGCCCGCGAAGGGCGTGCGTCGTATCCCGTATTGTGCAAAGGCTACCGATCTCGTCGCGCTCGCGGCAGCCGCCGCATCCCAGACACGGTTCTATCGTGCGCGTGACCTGGCTATCATTATCGTTCTCGCAGGGTCCGGGTTGAGGCGTAACGAACTCGCCGCGCTCACCCGTGAGGACATCGACACCACCAACCGCACCGTGCGGGTGCGGAGCGGCAAGGGCCACAAGGAACGGCTCGTGCCGCTGTGGGATGAAGGTGTGCCCGATCTGGTGAAGTACCTTGAGGGACACCAAACGGGGCCACTGTGGAAGTCCAGGCGCGGGGGTGCTATGACCGACTCCGGTATCTGGCGCGTTGTCTCGCGTCTGGCGAAACGTGCCGGACTCGAGAACGTCACACCGCACTCGCTCCGCCGGGGGTTCGCTACCGCCGCACACAAGGCGGGCAAAAGCATCACGTCGATCTCGAAGATGCTCGGGCACGATGATAGCCGCACGACGAACCTCTATATCTACCCGGACATGGACACGTTGCGCGTAGAGAATCTCTACCCTACACTTCAACCGAAAGGATCCCACCATGAAACAGCGTCGCCGCCTGCCTGACGAGTTCGTGCGCTGGGGGCAGCGGTTCCACTTCACCGAGTACGGGCTGCTTATCGCCGTCAATGCCGACGAGCGTATCGAGGCCTGCGATAACGTCCCGCTCGTGCGTACCATGCTTTCCGCCATTGTCGCCGAGGCCGACCGGCGTGGCCTGTTGGTGCCCGATTCTATGCGTATCGATCTACCCATCCACAACCCAGACGAATACCGCATAGCCAACCACCGTTGGGCAAAGCCGTGGCTAGCCGTGGCGCTGCGGGTACAGGCCGAGCACCAGGAGGAAGTCGGCAACGTGGTGGGCCGCACGGAATCTCTCGTTGCCTCACTCATCGCCATGTGTGACCTCCGGGGGATCCCTGTGCCCGACGAGGTCCGCGAACACCTGCCCGAGCCGCTACGGTTGCTCGGTGGGGTTGAGCCTGTATAGCCGCACGGTTGAATGATTTTCTGAAACCACAGAGGGGCGGGGGCGGTATGTATACCAGCCCCCGCCTTCTTCTGTCTTCCAGACACCACCCTATCGTGAGTGCCGAAGGATTCACCCTTTGCTCACGATGAGGGCTGATATTGAGAGTTCTGGACAGTAACGGGATTTGCTATGTCTCCACATCGGCAGTGCCCTCCTCTTGGTCGCGTACTCTCTCTAGCAGGTAGTGATTCTCCTCGTCCAACTCCCCTACCCGCTTCTGTAGCTCCTGCTTCTCCGCGAGTACGTTCAGCCAGTCGTCGAAATCGAGCGCGACGCACGGCTTGAAGTAGCCGCGTGTGAAGATGATTGCCCAGGGGTGGCTCTTCGCCTGCTCGCGTGCAATCTCGATCCACGCCGGCATCGCCCAACTCTGGCGGTCTTTGCACTCGATGAACCAACCCTCGAGAGCGTTCATGCGGGCGAACAGGTCGCCCTTCATCCAGTCGAGGGCGCCGGACATGATGGTACGGTCGCACCTGCCGCCAAGGAACTTGACTATGTGCTTGGCGCACCACCGCTCGAAAGCGTCGCCTTTGCCGACGCCGCCCTTCAACGACATCACTCGCCCCCCTCTCCGAACCCTGCTGCACGGATCGCTGCCCGCACCGCAAGACGTTCAGCTTCCGACACCCCGTCGCCCGGTTTGCGGTCACACGAGGGCAACCGCTCGGTTATGACAGAGGGTGTTGATTTTCGCTGCGCGGAGCGCCCTGTATTTTCTCTTGTAACTACATTCTCTTGTAGGGGGTTCACGGGGGGGGTCCGTCGGGGGGCCGCCGATCCATGTATCTCCGCATAGTTACATATAGTTACCTTGGTCCGTTTGGGGGTTCGTTGGGGGGGTCCGCCCAAAACGATCTCCCCTTCCTTCTCTAGGCTGCGGAGAAAGCGCCTGACCTTGTTCCTTGACCAGAGCCAACGGCGCTCAAGGATTGGCACTGATGTCATAAACTCGCCCGGCTGCAACCTGACGGGTTGACCGTTCCATTTGATCCAACATGAGCTGTGGTAGGCCATGAACAACATGTCGATCCATGCTTCGGCCTTAGAATACTTGCGCCGCTCGCGCCAGAAGCGATGCTTCTCAAATCGTCTGAGCAGCTTGATAAAGGGGTAGCTGCGGCGGTCTATCTTCTCGGGGGAGCCTGGAACCCCTGGCATTCAGCACATCCTCAGGTGGAGGTGGGGATAACTTGTGGATATGTGGACAACCTACTTCCTCCGCACCATCACCGTCGGATCTCCGCGCTCAACCTCGAACCCGTCTGGGACTTCACCTGTGTCGTGTAGATGCGCTTTCGCACCTGCCACGTCGGCCACAGGCTTCATCTTCTTGAACTCGTCCGCTACTTTGTCGATGTCCACGCACTTCACCCGTTCCCGGCCCTTGACCACGCTCACCGTGACATGCTCGTCCTTGACGGTGGGCACACCCTCGCTCTCCATGATCTTCAGCATGAGCGAGCGCGCTACAGCTATCTTCTTCTCCTCAAGTGCGAGCTTCTGAACGAAGAGTTTCTTGCCCCTCTCCAACTCGCACATGTTCTGCACGAAGATGCCCTCCACCTCCGCGAGTGCGACCACCTGATGTCGGAGACCGCTCGGCAGCCCCGCCATGAGATGAGTCTGTGTCACCTCCAGCTCAGTCTTACCTTCGATAATCCCGACGAGCTCATCCGTGCTGAGTGCTTCTGCCACTGTCGCCTACCTCCAGTAACCGCCGGCTGTCGCGATAGCCTGAAGGATGTTCCAGAAGAGCGCACTCCAGAAGTCGAGCGCCTCACCGCCCGGGCATGCCATCGCGTTCCCCGCCGTTGCCACCACTGCGCTGATTGTCAACAGGATCCGTATCATTCTCGCACCTCCAAGGTTTCTATGGGCACCATCTTCGCCCAATCCCAGTCACCGTCTCCCGCTCGCAGACTACCGCGGGGGAAACCGACCATCACGAGCACTACTACCATCTTCCCGTGTACCGTACGAGCGAACTTTCCGTCAAGGGTTACTTGCACCGGCGCCTCATGCGCCTTCCACAACCGGCGCTCCGCGAAGCTGTCGGTCAACAGCACCGCATCGCTCTCAACTTGGCGTCCGTTAGGCAGCCCCAAAATGAAACGAGTGTTTGGCCCGATTCTTGTGGGGATTGCGGCGCCCAAGTGGAACACCACCCAGTCACGCGGATGGTCGAGCATGTAGTCCGACATCTTCATGCCGCCGGACGCTCGCCACCCAATCTCGGGGTTGGAATCCTTCGACGGCCACACAGCACTGCTCTCCACCAGCCCTCGCATGAACACAGGGGCACCAGAGAGCATGGTGGCGGACAGTTCTCCACCCGAGGCCACTCCGATGCCCCCCAACAGGAGAACGACGCTCAGAAGCGATATTTGGAGCTTGTAGCGTGTCACCATCTCACTCCTTTCAGCCACCCCGGATCCCCCGCGCCCGACGAACCCCCCGGAACGCAGACGCGGGAGACGGAGATGGTTACCTGGTGCGGTTCTTGCCGAGATAGACAGCGGGGACAAGGCCGAACACTACGTGCTTATTGAACAGCTTATCCAACTCCTGTGCCCAGTTGTCGGCCAGCTCACACCTAAACTTCACCACCACCGACCTGGTCTACGATGTCGAGCTTCTCGCCGTCCACATCCTTGTTCCAAATCGCCCAGTTGTATGCCTGCATCTCGATCTCCTCCTGAGCCTGTGGCTCGGTTGTTGTGACCAGCACTAGTTGATTGTCGATTGCGCTCTCGGACCATGTGTTGCGGTAGTCCTTCTTGCCCGTCCAACACCAAGACATCTGGTAATTGTTGTTGTCGTCCCGCACACCGACAATGGTCCCCCGAAAAGGCTTGTATTCCCCATTCGCGAACCTGAACTCATCCCCCACCTTGTATTTCGGCCCTGCCTCCTTCGCTGCCGGGGGTGCGGGGGTTATTTCATATTCGTAGAGCAACCACGTCTGACCGTCGTCTTGTTTCACGTCCAAATAATATCCAGTCCAACGAAGAACCGTTCCTGTCCAACCGTGCTCCTTGTTCCTCACCCGATCCCCAACCTTGAAGCGCGGTCCCGCTCGTTCTGTGTTCACGTTGGCTCCTTTCACAGCCTGCCAGCTGCCACCGCCAAGCCGATGTCCATGTTTTCCGTGTCCCGCACGTTGCGCTTAGCCACCGCTACCGTATCACCAGCCACCAGCACGGTGACATCCTTGTCATGCGCCACGTGTATGGGGCCGAGCTGCCACAGCCGCTCACTTACCCGGCCTACCACCTTGTCTCGTGCGCCCGTGCTGATGAGCGCGCCGATGAGCTTCCCCTTCCTGATCGGTACTAAGTCCACGGGCTGCCTCCTTTCTGGTGTCTAGTTGCCCCTCGCGTGTTCAGCTACGCCGTAGCCGTAGCCGGAGCCGGAGCCGTAGCCGGAGCCGTAGCCGGAGCCGTAGCCGGAGCCGTAGCCGTAGCCGGAGCCGGAGCCGTCGCCGGAGCCGTAGCCGGAGCCGTAGCCGTAGCCGTAGCCGTCGCCGGAGCCGTAGCCGTAGCCGCTAGGCATTGTGCCAGCCCTCAGCCACATCAACACAGAGAATCATAGCTGATGTGTCGAACTCCATTGGCTCACATTTGTCCAACACGGCCCCGCTCGACTTAGCGCCCAACGTGAGGCCACCGAAGCCACCCGATGTCCATTTACGCACATTCTCACACCGTGTCAAACAACACGCATTTTCATCCTGTGCAAACTCACCCACGAAAATCCAACCGCGATGCAGAACCACTATCGAAAGATCACCTTTCGGATTACCGTCTACAATCTCCGAGATTCTTGCCAGCTTGTCCTCGCACTTCATTTGTCACTCCTTTCTAGTCTACCCACACGCAGGCACATCCCCCGCCGGGCGCGATCCACTGCCCTACGAGCTCACAGGTGTAGCTCTCTACCTCGACATCGCCGGACGGGTACAGCACCGTCAGGTCACACTCTGTACGGTAGTCCAGCGTCTTGCTCGGCCCTGTCACTGTGAAGTAGACCAGCTCGCCAACCCTGCTCTGCCGCACCCGTCAATACATCAGCGTCGATGCCATCCACCACCTTCGCACCCCACAGCGCGTCGGCGATGATTCTCGCCGCCTGCGCCCCCACCGTCGGCTCGACGGGAAGGTCGAGGATGATGATGGAGACTTCGGGGCCACTGTTGCCACGATTGAAGTCCGCGTCGCAACCATCAACAGTCTGACACGCACTGTTCCGCCTCGTCACCACCGTCTCCTTCGTGAGCATGTCGAGGACGGCGGACAGGCCGTTCTGGATGACGTAACCCGGCACAGCGCGATACACGCGTTCCATCTTCTCGATCAATTCCTTGCGGTTCATTCTGCATCTCCCCTTTCAGATCCCAGCGAGGGGAGAGTGCGAGGTGTCAACACTCTCCCCGTGCGAGCAGTACCTCCCCAGGACTACTCGCTGCCAGTTCCAGCATTGGCCTTCATCTGTTGGACCAGGCCCTCGTCTCGGTGTTCCTTGCAGTACGGCTTCTTGAGGCCCAAGGTATCAACGAGCCGCACTTCCGCTGCCGTCAGTCCTTCTCCACATGTCGTACAGGTGATCGGCTCGGGCGGTGTCTTATCTGTTACCACTGTCGGCTCGGGATGGTCTCCCCGCCATGCGCCCGTGCCGAACCACTCAATCCACCGATCACGCTTCTCGGTCAGCACTCGGGCGAACTCGTTGAATTGGTCGGCATCAAACTGGTGCGTGCTGGAGAGTTCACCTTTGGTGACGGCGGAAACCAACGCTTCTTCCATTGCACTGTTTGTCTGAGGATCGTCGCCACCCTTCACCGCCTTCATCACAACATCGAAAGCAGCATGGTAGGCTTTCATTGCCGCCACGCGATCCACCCCGCCCATCTGCTCGTCGAGCTCGGCCTGCTCCACTGCATCCTGCGCCGCATTGCCATCATCATCGTCACCGAACACCAATCCGAAGAGGGGCGCAAGTCCGTACCGGCGCCCGAAACTGATAACCGCGCCCGCCGGCTGTGGTCCCATCTTGCCAGTGGAGAGACGTGGACTCGTACACATGAACTGCTCCAACTCGGGGTCAATCACGGCGGTGGTTACTTCGAGCGACGTACCATCACCTGCCGCGCCTTGGATCAGGAGTAGACCCTCAGCGTTGGCGGCGCCTTTGCAAACCCCATACACATTGTCGAGTGATGCGTAGTGGGAATCGTAGTAGGGGTTCACAGCGTCCTTCTGGACGTGCTTCATCTGCCGCTGGATTTTGAGCATCTTCGCCGCGATCTCGCCGAACCTCGTGGACACATAGATGGTGCCGATAGCGATGGTGTCGCTGTTCACGCTCACCTCGACGGGCGGAAGAAGCTCCACCGTGTCAGGCTTCACATTTGGCTTCTTCTTCGGAGTCTTCTTCCCCGCCGGCTTCTTTGTGGTCGCCTTCGTGCCCTCCGCCATCACACCCTCACTTTCGATGTCTAACCTTCGTGACGTACATACAGCGCGAACCCTTCTTGTCTTCCCACAGCCAGACCGCCGGCTCCACGTGCTTACCACACCAAGCGTGGGGACGTTCAACGTGCCCCTTGCGCCAGTAGTGCCTGACTCCGATAATGTGGTCACGAGGGTCGAACTCTATCAGGTCTCCGTTCTCAAACCCGTCGAGCATCGCCCCGAGACAATCGAAGCACCGGAAGCAGCTATCACCAGCACAGGTCACACCATCCTTCTCCGAGAACTCCTCACCACACTCCTCGCAGATGGGAGGCCCCTCGCTTGGCGGCTCTATCTGTGGCTCCACAAGCCCGTCTTCGCTACGCATACCATACCCCCAAAGAGAAGACCCCACGGGGCGCTGTCTAGCCCGGACAACTCGCTATTGGAGTCGCGCAGGCGCTACTTGCCGTGGGGTATTTCTGGATTCTATATGGCGTGACAGCGCCCCATGCCTAACAAATCTACACGGGGTCATCTTTCCTGTCAAGCTCTTTCTTTGATCGTACCGCCTCTACGGCGAGATCGACCTGCGCCTGGCCTTGCGACATGCGCTCGAGATCGTTGTGGGAGAGGTCAACAACGTACTGCCTGACAATCGCCTCATTCGTCTCGTGTCTGAACAACTGTCGTGCGATCTCCTCTGTGGCGTACTCGGTTAGAAGTAGGATCTTCTTCTCATCGAACAGGCACCGCCCATCAACAAGCTCGCAATCCTCAATGAGCTGTTCGTGGAGTTCGAGTGTGTAGATCACGCCGCCGATCGGGATACGCGTCGGGAAGTGGAGGTCGGCTGTTTTCACGGCTTGTACCCCTTACGGTTCTTGCCCCACCCCTTCCAACCACCAACACGCACGGCAGAGTACATCGCGCTTCGTTTCCACCACCCAACACCAAGCACCTGCATACCCTCAAGGAATATCTGGTCACACTGCCGGCGCGACCGCTTCTCGTAATCCTCATCCAGCTCGCCGGCGTTCTCTGCATAGTTCAGATCGTGGTTGACGGCTGCCGGTGCATACGGGCCAGATGGGCTGCCTATGAGTGGCCGTGCAATCCATGGGATGCTGGCGAAGTCGGTGATGAACCCGGCGGGGGCACTGGAGATACCGCCACCGTTCTTGTCGCTGATACGGTAGTCCTGTTTGTCGGTCAGGCACCAGAACCGCCCGTCGATATGTTGGACCCGGAGCGGTGTTAGGAACCTGCCCTTCATGCCGGATCACCAACTCGCGCAATGATGTCGGGATGGTCGAAGAGGTCAACGAACCCCTTGATGTCGCTCGACCCCGGCCTGCCGTAGATAGGCCGCACCTTCACAAACGCATTGAACGCGATAGCGTCCGCCTCCGTCTTGACGCGGCGGCCACCACCACTTTCGCCGATAGCGAGGCTCTTTGTGATGCAGACCTCGATGTGGATCACCTTGCCGTGGCTGTTGCAGTAGAAGACGAGTGCGCCGGCTCGGGGGGAGGGGACAGAAAACGCCTTGAACCGCTCCCACATGGTAGCCGCTGTCATGTCCACATTCGACGCAACCTTCCCCACCGACTGCAACCCTTCCAACACCAAACCGGAGCAGTCGAACGCGGACGGATCATCACCACCCCACCTGTAGAACGTGCCGAGGTAGGACTTTATCACCCAAAGGAAAACGTCCTTGTCACTCATCAGAATCACCCTGCCCATTCAAGAGGGTTGAGAGTATCATGTCTGTAGTCTTCTCGATCCTTACGATGGCGGCGGCAGAGGACTTGCTTTCCGCCTCGACATCTGCAACGCGCCGGGCGAGCATCCAAGTATGTGCGTCCAAGTAGGCGACCAGACTCAGCATCACTACAACCAAACCGAGCAGAAGTTCTGCCATGTTGCCGTTTACCCACCGGCTCAGACGACGTTTCGGACGTGGCTCAACCAAGAAGACCTCCTACTTGAGTGGTAAATATGCTCCGTAGAACGCATGTGCCCATGTGTGCATCTTGACAACGTAGCCGGGTGTGTAGGGCGCCTTGAGGTAAATCTCTATCCGCCAGACTTCGTCCATGTGCCCACTCGTGAGAACACCCTCCGCCAAGGCGTCTATCATAAAACGCACCCGCGTCCCAGCGAAGCGGTCAGACGTGTCCATGGTGAAGTCCGCTGTTCCCACCCAGAAGGTTTCACCTGTAGCATTGTATAGCAGAGCGGCAGCGGCCTCCCAGTCATTCCCAGCGGTCAATGGGTTGAACGCTCCACTCTTGACGGCAGCAGCGAATGAAACAGCGAAGTGAGTTGCAAGGTGCGGCAACATACACTTGTGGTTTGCCAGTTCAGACCAGTAGTTCCCGCCAGGATAGCTGTGCTCGAAGTTGTCGCCGTGCGTGAAGATCATCTGTGAGTAGTTGGCGAGGATCTTCCCTTGCCCATCAGCCACCTTCCGCGCCCACTCGCACGTCGGGAGTTGTGCACCGATGTGCATGTTGGTGGTTGCGATGTGCCCCGATACGGGTACGATGGTGTCGGGCATATCAAACCCCCGTTGGGAGAGTGGAGATGGTGACACGGCTGACCTTCGGATCCCCGCCGTTCAGGACTTTCGCATAGAGCTTGAGCCGGTACTCGCCTGCGGGTATGTCGGGTGAGACAGACAGATATGATTCAGGCCACTGGGTACTGCCGCCACCATCGAGATATGTGGTCCCGATAGCAACGTCGCCCAGGGTCAGCGCCAAGTGCGCCTCTGCTCCCGACGTGACCCGCATGTAGCTGAACAACATGGATGCGACACCGTTGTAGTAGACATACCACGCGCCCACCAAGCCCCAGTCGTCGGGGATGTTGTACTGGTACGCGCCGGCCTCAATCACCCATTTGTCTTGCAACATCTGCCAATAGAGATATGCGAGATTGTCAGTGACCTTATTGCCCCACGAACTCTGCCCTTCCCGTGAGTCGTCGGGCTTCATGTCCGCCGTGCCCCATGCGTCTGCTATGTGTGTCGCAATGAGGATGTCGCGCATCTGCTACTCCGAGTTCGCATGAATAACCATCTGGGACAACACCGCATATCCCAAGCTGCCAGACCATTTCGTTTCGACAAGGACATAGCACTTCTCTTGGGGGTTGTCGGCGGGAGCGTGGTTGATGTCTACCGAAATTGTCCCGCTTTCGCTCGACGTGTGGTAGCCCGTATTTGTGTAGTCCGTGCCATTCAAGATCACCCTCAGGCGCACCTGTAGATGGCCGTCCCAAAACGTGCCGAAGTAATGCAGTTTCACAGTCTTCCAGATGTCCATATAGCGGACGTAGATTTCGTAGCGAATCCCCCAATCTATGCTAAACGGGCAATCAATCGTATACGCCTCACCGGGTGCCGCGATGACGGTGCGATGGCGATACCAGATGTGGCCGAATGTCTCCACCAGCCGCTTCGCCCAGCCGGTACACATAGGTTCACCAGGAACCGGCTTCATCCCCTCTAGGTGCAACCCCGCGCTTGCTACTACCACGTCGGTCGATGCCATCGCTACCACCACCTGAACACTGAGCCGTACCTGTCTTCGTCAATGTTGTTCACCGTGCCATCACTCACACCCGCTGTGCCGTTTGACCAGCCGCACACGCTCGTGCCGGAGACGACGTTGTTGTCACCCGTGCTATTTTCCCACTCACCCCAACCTTGTTGGTCGTAGTAGGTGGTCGCATCAGCCAGGCGGATTGTGATCGACGGCTTCCCCCAGTTGTCACGTATCCCGACGCACTCCCAGAGCGTGTTGTCGTAGGACCGGAAATCGGTTTTGAGCCGCTCGATGTCAGATAGTCCAACGGTCGCCACCAAGGGCAGGCTCTCAACGGTGACGTGCTCCACACCCCTGTACTCACGCCTGAGCCTGCGGTAGCCCATGCAAGACGCATCGTCCGCATGACGCAGGTAGGAGTTCCTGATCGTGCGCGAGTGCGTACTGCCAACGCTACCTGTCCACAGCTCCGGGACGGTAACGATAACATCCGCATCCAAGTCCGCTCCATACTTGATCTCGTATTTGTTCACAACGTCTGAGATGTCGGTACTGAACGCTAGTGGTTTCAGCGCGGCTACGTCCGATGCTATCGTGCCGTCGGGCGCGTCTGTGAGATAGCGCGGTCTGTAGGGTGAAACCCAGACATAGCCGGCACGGTTAGAAAACATGTCAATGTTCCCAGCCTCAAGAACCTTCCCAAGAACGGAAAGCAGACTCGTATTTCCGAGTTGGTCAGCCTCTATGTCAATCTCGATTTCCACGTGCGCGCACGGATCCTCGTTCCACGCGGCTGCACCAACATAGTCGAACTCCGCGCCCTCCGTCCAACCAAGATCGCAACAGGTCGCCGTGAGGAAGGTGTGAAGAAGAGACATGGGATTGCCGGTGTACCGTGAAGGCTGAGCAACACAGAAAGCCCAAGCGCTCCCACAATTCACCGGCGGTTCGGTCAGAAGGACAGAGGTTGCAGTGTTGGTTCCCGGCACGTGTGGGAAGGCCGCAACAACAGAAGGGGTCTTGTAGTATACCCTGGCGTATGCGTCCGATGGGATATGTACCCCCTTGAAAGCCTCCGTACCAAACCCCACTACTGACTTAGCCCTACACGGGATCACACCATCGAGATCACCTTCCATGTCGCGGTGGTAGAAGAAGGCTACGGACCCCGTGTTGTCCAGTGAAATCTCGGGGGTGAAGTAGACTTCTTTGCCCCGCACGGCTGTCACCCACACACGGGTATCCCCACTATCTGCCGTCCATGAACCAGTGACAACCGCTCGCCACGTGTGCTGAAACCGCGCACTCCTGAGCCGTTCAAGGGAGTCACCCATGCGGATGCTTGTGATGCCGGCGTCGTACTCGTAGTGCATACAGCTCATGCGTGCGACAGCCATGTAGGACTCGCCTGTCAGTCGGCCAGTGAGCATCATGGCGCTGTCGAGTGCGGTCCCGCTGTCGTGGAGCGAGCCATAGATGTCACCGTCGGGATCAACGAAGGAGAGGTTCAACCGGCGCTGGGTGAGAGACGTGCGCCAGTGCCGGAGCTGCGCGTTGTAGTTCGGCAGTTTGTTGATCTCCCAACCAGTGGGGACGTTATTCCAGTAGAAGAGGAACTCCATCGTACCCGATGTCTGACCAAACGCCACGCTAGACCTCCTCGAAGGTCACTGTCATGTTCCAGAGGCCGTAGTCGGAGAGCTTGACCCGCCACGGTTCGGTTAGCTTGCAGATAAACCAGGGACGAGGCATCGGGCCACCTTCCGTTGGGAAAAATCCAAAGCTCTCGTCTGCGCGCTCACTGAAGAAATGGGAACCAAGCAGGTGTACCGTGTCCACGTTTATGCTCTCAAACTTCAACATCCACCTCCGTTTGCCACCCCACCACAGAAACTTCGAGAGCGTTCCCGTCAGCCCACGCAGGTAGTTGGCCTTCTCCATGTATTCGACTTCATAGGGATACGAGGGTGCCATTTCATACCCAACCACGAACGTGCCATTGGCCGTTCCACCCAAACCATCAAGGCGAACAAAGTGCATCTGATCCACTTGATAGTAGGACCAATCGTAAGCCACTAGCCCTCACCCCCCGTCGCAAGTGCGATGTCCCCTTGTGCGGACTGCACCTTATCCACGAAGTCGTCATAGCCGTAGACATCACCGTAGATGTTGATGCCGCCCCCGCCACCCCCGCGCTTGCCGCCGCCCAGTGGCGTGATGTTGACATGCTCCGGCCCCTCTTCGCCGGCAAGGAACATCGTCGGCTGATTCACCATACCCCGGAACCCATCGGCTGCCTTGACACCCTGCTTCGGGCCAGACCACATCGCACCACCGGCGTCCGTTGTCCCCACGACCTTCCCACCCTTCATCGAAGCCGTGGGATCCCAGATCATCCTCAGAATCGCAAGGATAAGATACTGGAACGCGAGCCGGATGGCCCAAGAGATCATCTCCTTGAACGCTTGCGCCGCGTACTTCCCGATGTTCTTCACATCCAGCACCATATTCGCCAGCGCATTCGACACCGGCCTGAGCGCCGACTGCCACATCTGGATCTTCTGCTCTACCACCGCAGAGTATTGCTCGAACGCGGAGGCGTCGTTCATGTCTTTCATTTCGTTGTCCAGGTCTTGAATGACCGCCAGCAGTTCGTACATCCGCAGGAGCAGCGCATCCATGTCCTCGGGTGCGAACCCTGGCACCATCATCATCTGCTTCACGGCGTCGAGTTGCTGCTGGTACACAGCCATCAGGTCTTCCGGCGCGCCGCCAAGCCCGTGCTTCGCCTCCGCGACCGCTCGCTGTTGGTCTAGCATCGCGGTCATACCCGCAAACCTCTCGTGCGCGGCCTTCGCCCCTTCCTTCTCGGTCTTCAGGAGGTCTTCGGCAATGCCTTGCTCTGTCCGCATCAGCTCAAGCCGTCCCTTGATCGACAGAATGTACTGGCGGTTCTCGTCGATGAGCTGTTGCACAAACCCGAGCGTGGCATGTTCATACCCCGCCACACCGCCCATGTTCAACTGCCACATTTCTAGTCCCACGTTGATAGCCGCAAGTGCATCGGTTTCCTTCCGCTCGAGAAGGTCTGAGGCCTCCGCTGCATCAGCGATCGCCTTAGCCAAAGCGACGGTTCCAGACGCGGTTATATGAAGGTCTTCTAGCAGGTCGGCAAGGACGCTCCTGAAATCGGCCAACCCTTCTCGCGCCCCAGGGGCCATTAGCCCGAACCGGCTCCAATACTTTTCGTTCTTCTCCATTTCGTCCATGAGGTGAAGCAAGAGCAAGGTACTCTCCTCATCACCAAAGAAGTCCGCCGCACTCACCGCCAACCCCAGAACAGACTTGAGAGAGTCAACCACTTGGGCTGCTGCACCGGGGTTGCCCACTGGGAGATCCTGCCGAAGTGTGTGTATAGCCTCACCAAGGGCCTCGATCTGCTTGGTGGCAAAATGCAGTTCTTGCCTCTCGAATATCTTTTCCTCGCGCTCGGAAAACTCCTTCATCATCTCAATGAAAGCCTCCCACCGCTCAAACTCCTGCTTCAGTGCGAGGGCCTTCATCTTCGCCTTTACCAGCCCGATAGCGATCAGACCCACGGCAGCCGCGATCCCGCCAGCAGCCAACGAGGCGGCGGTGAAGCTCACGATAAGTGTCTGTACCCATTGCACGGCAGTCATGAGGCTGGCGATAAGCGACCTACCAAGAAGGACTATTGCGATAACTCTCACGATCTCCATGATGACCTTGAGGGGGGTGGCAAGCCGGGGCAGTTCTTTGATGAACATAATCAAGCGACCCACCCATGAACCAATAGCGTCGCCGATGTCCCACAGTACCTCGCGCTGGTTGTCCACAACGTTCCGCATCTCGCCATATAGCCCCGTGAGTGCAGCCTTGACTTGGATGAACATCGACAGGCCAACCTCGCGCTGCATCTCCACCCAGACATCATGGATGTTGGTCTTGAGGCCGTAGAGAGTCTTCGCAAGCGTAGCCGCCTGCCCCTCAAACCGCTGGGTCACGATCATGAGAGCCTGCTCAAACCGTGCGGCCTTCGGTAGCTCCTGATTCACTTCAGCGAGCGCCTGCCGCCACGTTGCAAGGTCGATACCGCGAGCCTGGAGCAGTCTGTTCACGTGCGGCGACTGCGCGAGGATCTTGCCCATCGCGGCGGCGTAGCCCTCAAGTTCACCGGAGGTCTTGTTCATACCGGCAGCCCAGTCGAGCAGGCGCGGCAGGAACTTCTGGATGTCCTTGCCATAGGCTGTGAGTAGGACGGACGCTTTCAGGATGGACTCGAAATCGAACGGCGCCTTCATGGCGGTAGCGCGGATGTAGTCGATCTTCCGCTGTGCTACACCAAGGCTGCCAACGAGGCGTGAGATGGACATAGTGGCACGTTCAAGGATCTCGTTGCCACGCAGGAGTTCCTTGAAGAACTTGACGAACTGGACGGTCACTGTCCGCATGATGAGAAACGACACAAGCGCACGGGCGACCTGCATGAAGCGGTGAGTAAAGCGCTGGAGCTGGCCGGTGGCCCTGTGGACCGTGCCACCGAACATCTTTGTGACCTTCTGGATCCGTGTGAGTTGCGCTGATGCGTCGTCCTGCACCCTCATAACGAGGGTCAGCATCTTGGTTACAGAGTCACCCGCCACACCCGCTCACCACCTTCACTTCTCAGCCTTCTTCTTATCCATCATATCCTTCGCAAACGCCGCACGCTCGGACATAATAATGGCCGCTACTTGGAAGAAGAGCGCGGAGTTCTCGATCCCGTCTGAGGGGTACGGGAACGATGTTATCCCATGTTCACCGAGAAAGATGCCGACGGTCGAAAGGAGGTAGACCGTCTCGTCGGTGATGAAACTCATGGGGCAGATTCCGAACACTTGACGGAGGTTCTTCTCAAGGTCGAAATCCTTACCGCGCTCTTCAGCTTCTTCCTGCCCCTCGGTCAGCTCTGCGTAGATGTCGGCTACGGTATCGAACTCAGCCCCGTGCCGTGCTGTGATACCAAGGGCGTCAGGGTCGCGCTCCCAAAGACACGCACGTCCAGGCGCGTCTACTCGGTTGTGCTTTCTGCATCGCTTGCAGCTTCCCCACTGTTGCTTGAACTTGGCGTCGGAGTCTCGTCGTGAGAAGAACCAGACTCCGATCCTGAGTTTTTTTCCTCATCCTCGTCGAGTGAGGAAATCCCCTGAAGCTCCGCCATGAGTTCTGTACCCACGCCACTTGGCAGGCATTCGTAGAGTTCGTCGAGTGCCTTGCGCTCGTCAACAAGCGGGATGTACTCGCCCTTGTCGGGATCGTAGGCGTCCTTCACCCACTTCACGCACTTCTGCCAGAGCTTGCGCTGCATCAGCTCCGTCTGCATCTGCTCCCAGCCCTTCTTCTTTCTGGTGCCGAGAGATGCGGTGAGGTGATCCATCTGTGGCTTCGAGATCTTGACGATCCCGAAGACCACCGGACGATCCTCGCCATCCTCAGATGGTGGGGTGAACTCCTGGACTTCCTTGGATATGAGCTTCACTTGCGTACCCTCCTACGCATCAGGGAAGAATGTCGTGCCACCGAGATTGGCACCTGTCGTAACCACCTCGATCTCCAGCGGCGAGCGAGTCGGATTGTCCGTGTCTGCAAACGCCTTGAACGGGATCGTGTGCGAGATAACAGACTCGCCATCGCTCACGTTCAGGGTCGGCTCGTTGTACTTTACGAGTTGCAGATCGAACTTGATGTAGTCCGCCTCGGCGTTGTTCATGCCCCACAGCTCGATAGAAACATCTTCCTCTGACAGGAAGTGCTGCATGAAGCGGTGGTGGTCATACTCGGTCTCGAACTCGCCTGTGACTTCCTGCCGTCCGAAGATAAACTTCGACGGGTTCTGCTTGCCGATAACACTGCGAGGATTGAGGTTGTTGTTGATCGTCAGCTTGCAGCTCGTGACATCGTAGTCCGCCGTCCCGACGTGTATCGTCCCATGATAATATTGGAACGCATCGAGCGCCGAGTACCTGCTGGAGTTGCCACCCGGATCCTCGCTTGACACGAAGTCCGTCAGCGCAAATGAGCCGGCTATGATTGTTGGGGTGAAGGTAATCTCCTCACCCGCCGCGAAGTTGACCTCTAGTTGACTCACAACACAATCGCACCACCGGCGTCCGTTGTCCCCCGTGATGTTCTCACCGAGCTTCTGTTCGATAGTCAGTGCGAGGACATCGTTGGTGGTGTCGCCGTAAGTACCCGTACCCGCGTTGGCACTGGGGGTGAATGGTGCTCCACCCGTGACGTTCGCGCCGCTCCAGTCAGGCTGACCCGCGAGGGGGTTGAAGACAAACGTGCCATCCACCGTTGAGCGGTAGACCTGCATCACCGAGCAGAGAAGGCCAAGGCAATCGTCACTCCTTGGTTGGAACGTGAACTGCCCGCCCGGTGTACGGCCCTGGAACGATCTCGCCTGTTTGACTACACTGCGACCATGCACAATCTTGGCCGTATTCTCTTTGATCTCCTGCCCGATCCCCATTGACTCGCTGTCGAGATACAGGACATAGGCGTCTGTGAAACCATAGTTACCCCAGCCGCCCGTCTGTGCCCGCACTCGAAACCAGGATTCCCAGCCTACTGCCACTTCGATCACTCTCCTTAGGTTAGGGTGTCCTTCGTCTTCGCCTCATAGACGAGGGTAGCCGATCCCGCGATGACCTGTCCATCTGTCGCGGTAAGGATCTCCCCGCCCTGTACGGGCGTAGTAGCCGTCCTCAGCACCCCGCCAAGGTTCGACTGTATGAGCGTCGCAATCACGTCGCCCATAAATGCGTTCAGTCCCTTGTTGCCCTTGTACCCCCCTGCCAGTTCACCCTGAACCGCACCGGCGAACTTCAGCCAGAGGACGATATTGTATTGGAACGTCTGCTCGACCCACCCTCCTATCCGGTTCTCCGGTAGTGGTGGCTCTTTGAGCGAGACCGTGATGGCGTACATCTTGTACGGTCCAGGCGCATCGCTCCACTTGAACCGCTCCACGATGTCCTCGTCGGTAACGTAGGACAGTAGTGCCGCGTCTTGCAGTTCCGACAAGAGCGCGCCCGTTACTGTGTCTGGCGATGTAAGTGCCATGTGATCTCCCTACTCTACCTTGATCCCAGCCGAACCCAACCACCAACGCCAGGCCGCCTTCACAGCGAGCTTGATAAAGCCCTTTGTGACGTACAGAACCTCACGGGGTTCAATCGTCTTGCCCGGTATCATGCCCGACGTGCGGGGCACGCCGCCGGCTACACGGTACGGGTAGTCGTTCTTATACTTGCCGAACGGCCAGCCGATCTCAACCTCGCGCTTCGTGTGTTTCAGTGTCACTATCCCACTAAGGGCGTCGCCGGTCTCGTTCCACGGCGGATTGTTCTTGGGGTGGCCGCGCATCTCACGGATACGCTTCGTCACATCATGGACCTTCTCAAACCGCTTCTGCCCGCCACGCCCAGCGTACTCCCGCGAGTAGCCCTTGTTCTGGATGCGGGAGTTGACATGCTTGTGTCCCATCCATCCGAGCTCGTCTATGAGGGGCGAGGGATCCTTGAGTGCACGTTCCAGTGCCGTGAGCATAGGTGTGATCTCATCCTGTGTTATTTGCATAGTGAACTTAGCCACGTCGCATCCTTGGTGATCGTGCCGCGTTCGGCTGACCCGCGATGGTCTTCCTCAGCGGTACACAGGTAAAAACCCAGATGTCGTCAGCGTAGACTTGGTTCGTAAGCCCACCCACCCGCTCAAATCGGACATGCACCCCGTCCTCGAGAAGCATCCACCCGGTGTCGCACGAGATGCCCGTGTAGGACCAGTTGACCCCGTTGTCGCTCGACCACTTGAAGGTCGAGTCGTCAAGGTCTCTTGTGGCACCTTCAGAGTCGATCTTCACAACATAGGTCTTCTCGTAGTCCGCGCCGGAATAGAGACTCACGTAGCCGTAGCGGTCAGAGTGGAAGAGTCCCGCACCCTGGTTGTTCGTACCCGCGACCGCAGGCCCGATACCCGATTCAACTTTGTTTGTCTGCTCCTCGAATACGAGGTTACGGCTGCCGATGGCATCGAGTAGTCCCTCACCAGCGGCCCGGAAGTCGGTGATCCAGTCCGGCATCTCAAAGTGTTCGCCCCGGTGTCGGTTCTGCGCGAGGTAGTAGTTGGCGAAGTAGGCGTTGCACGCTATCAGGAACTCGTCATAGACACCGGCGGAGTTCGTTGCCACAGGTACGGACACGTCCGGCAGGAGCGCCTGAAGACGCGAATTGATGAAGTTGAAGCCCTGCTCAATAATCCCGTTCCCTTCGTCGTCTGTATCGTAGTAGTTCGCCGCGCCGGAGAGCCCGTACTGCTCGAGATCCGAAAGGGTACAGTAGCCCGCCGACGGTGCGATTGCGATATTGGCAATCTGCTCGATGAACGGGAACGGCGAGATTGTGCCGCCACTCGATCCGAGACAGTACCAACGCGCCGATAGCGCCCCTGTGCCACACGTTCCCCCAAGGGGGTGTTGCTGGACCTCATACGCACCCACTGTGCCTGAGACGTTGGCTATGGCTGGTGTAGATGAGCCTGAGAGTGTGCCCTGCACCGCACCCTGCCCATCCATGAGGACCACGAAGCTCTGATCGAGGCCGATGTAGGCGAGCACGCCCGCGTCGTCCTTGTACTGCATGTCGAAGGATACCGATCCACTCGGATAGAGCGTCTGCACTACTCTCGACCCCCAATCATACCAACATTCCGTCTCTCGATATGCCCGCCCCCGCCGCCAAGGTCAATCGTCTGCGTGTGGATAATCTCAAACCCGAAGACTTCTGGTGCAAGACGCATATCGCGGTAGTTGTCCATGCCGGTTCCGGCTCCATTGTCCACACGCACAAGCAACTTCGCGTCTGCAACCGGCGATATGCCAGAGACATCCCCGTTGTCCGGTAGATCTGTCCATGCGCCTGCGCCGTACTTGTACTGGTACGCGATGTCACAGAACTGCTCCACACCGCTGCCAATGCCATGTGGATTATCGCGGGGCACAACCCGTAGGATGTCCACCGTGTCCGTCGGCGTCACCCACCCTGAGGCCGTCTTGAGTTCTGCGGCGCCGATAGCATGCGTCGAGACAATGGGCCAACTCTGGCCGTCCACACCTGCGCCACAGAGTAGCTGTGTGCCGTTACAGTTACTACCATGGATCTTCAGATAACTAACGTCGAGCGCCGTCATTGACCGCGCTTTCCAATGGACCTCGCCGCCAAGTACAACATTCCACGTCGTACCGTAGCATTGAGTCTGGTAGTCGTAGAATGCCCCCTCTGTCAGTTGCAGCCCCGTATCGGCAACGCGCCGGAGGTCGCTAACATCTACGAGCCACTCGCGGTAGCTACTCGCACCCTTCCACCCATTCTGGACAGCCCAACTGCCGCCATCAACGGCAACCTCGTTGCGACTCACAACAAACCACGTTCCTAGGGCGGGTGCGATGCCGGGCCATGAAAAGGAGAGGTTCACTTGGAAGTTGCCCAACTCTCGCGGCGCGCCCCCTAGACTATGGATGTAGGTTGTGCCCACCTCGAGAATCGCATGGTCGTTCCCGTTGTTCGAGAACGGCGGAGTCTCACCCCAGTTGGCCGCGTTCCAATAGGCGTTGTGCCATGGTTGGGTCATGGTGAGCGAACCGCCGCCCGCCTCTGCCTCACCCGTGAGCGTCCAGTCGGAAGGTGTCGAGAAATCCACGAATGTCGCGTAGGTCGCAATCACCTAGTCGTACACCTCCATTGCGAGATTCTTGAAGGTCGGTCCGGTCCACTTCTCCATGAACGCCTGTTGGTCCTGCCCCGCTAGCCACTTCTTCGAGTCCGGAGGGTTGGATGAGAAACTGAGCGTGTGCCGCACTCGGGAGTCAGGTACGTACCAGATGTCCCAGCCGGCGAGTCGCGCTCTGAACGAGATGTCCGCATCAGACGAGAGCATCAACATGTTCTCGTCGAGCAGCCCTATCTCCCGGAGCATGTCAAGCCTCAGCATCATCGCGGCCCCGTTTGCCCAACCCATCTGCTTCGGTTCCAAGTGATCGCCTTCGGAGATGTGCCCTGTGTAGTGAACGCCCGGCATCACAGGGCCGCTGCCGCCGAAGGTTATCATGTCCCCATCGTCCGGGTGGATCTGCATGCTTGCCGCGATCCCACACTTGGGGTGTTCATCCATCCACTTCGTCAGGGCCTCAATAGCGCCAGGGAGCGGGACCGCGTCTTGGTTCAGCACCCAGACATAAGGAGAGTCGGTCAGTGTTCCACACTCAAGAAGGACTTCCCGCAATCCCCGGTTGACGGTCTTGGTGAAACCATCCCCAGTCTCATCCACGACGCTACGTAGCAGCACGTCCTGTTCCTTGAGGGCGGCTACAACCTCTTCGTAGACCTCACACTCACCGTACCTAGGAATCACTACCGGGACTTGCATCGCCATCCTCCACCGGCCTCATGGCCGTGATTGCGTGTTCCTTGCCATGCCCGCGCTGCACCTTGACATCCATGAATCCTGCTATCTTGACGGCGCCCAACAGGAACTCCGGCGTGTAGCCACCATAAAGGGGCCGCTCCGCCGTCCCTATCAGTGCCACAATGAGTCCATCGGGGCCATAACGCTCTTCGTCATTCGCCCGCTTGAACGCGAGCATCTTGGAGAGGATGTTGTCGAACTCGACCACCAACACCCCGCCCGGCGTGAGGAGATTGTAGAGACTCTGAAGAATCTCCTCCAATGAGGCTGGATCGTACTCGTCAAACACGCCGTCGCAGAGGATGCTCCCGTACTGCTCGTAGTCGCCCGAGAGCCAGTCCGTTGTGACATCAGAGGAGTCGTTGTCGAGCGCGTTGACCCAACCATCGCGGGGCTCATGCCCCCAGTAGAGCTTCTTGGCCGGGCGCTGTGAGTACCGTTGGAAGTGGTAGCAGAGCATATCGTTGCACCGTGCGGTGGTGTTGCCCGCCGCCGTCCACTGGCGGAAGAAATCGACATCGTTGTGGTGCGGGAACGGCCTCGCCGTGTTGTAGCCGCCGAGTGCGAGGAAATCCTTGGCGAAGAACATTGCGGGCATGTACCAACCACGGGTGTCAAACGTGACCTCCGGCTTGCGGTGCTTCTGCGCCATCTCACGGAACTCAGACTCCTTGAAGTGCGAGGGATCCATGCCAAAGTTGTAAGCGATATTCAGCTCCGAAACACTGACGAAACCGGGTTCAACCACAACGCCCGTCATGATGATCCCTTCTTCCAACTTCTTCCGTGCGACGGTGTCCCAGTCGGGCGCGAAGACCATATCGTCGTTGACAAGGCACACCACGTCTCCCGTGGCCCTCTCGACACCGTAGTTGTAGCTCCCGTACACGTCGAGCTGCCCTCGCGGGTTGTAGACCGACACCACCACAGGGTTCTCGGTAGTCGGGCTCCCGTGCTTCTGTTGGTAGGCCCACTTCTTCACATCGTTGGTCGCGTTGCACAACACCAGTACGATCTCAAGCGAGCCGACCGTTGTAGCCTTCAGGGTCGCAACGCAGAGCTTGAGTGCATCGAGCGCTAGACCAGTGACCACGACTACAGAGACATCAGGCTTCCACATCGAGGATCTCCTTTGCTTTCTCCGCTATCATCTCTGGGCTGATCTCCTTCATACAGTCCGGCTCGACGGCACAGAGGCCGTGCCTTTTCTGTTTCAGTGCCTGTGACTCTGCGAGGAGCGCGCCTGGCTGTGTCTTGAGTCGCCGTGCAGCATCTTGAATCGGAACCTTCTCCCGCTCTAGTTCCGCAATCTGCTTCTCGCGTGCGGAGAGTTGGTTGATCGCCCGCTTCTCTGACAGGCCACACCAACCACCCAGGGTGAAGCACGGTGAGCATGGCAGCTTCGATTGAATAGCGTGCGAGTTGGGATAGTCTCTCTCTCGTGTCCACCCCGGAACAGTGGTGTAGATGGTGAGTGTCGGCGTACCCAAAGCTGCGGCGATGTGCGAGTACCCGCTGTCGGCACTGATGAGGATGTCCATGTGTGATACCAGGGCGGCGGATTCACGTAACCCATGCTCCCCGGAAGTATCAACATCCTTCCTCCCCACCTTGTCGGTGATGATCCAATGCTTCCGGCTATCGTCAAAGAAGAGCACCTTGATGTTCGGATCGAGCACCCGGAGTCTGTCGGGCAGTTCGGTCTCACGATACCAAGTGCGTGCAAGGCTGGATGCGTGGAGGTGTATCCCCACAACCCGCTCGCCCGGCTTCTTCGCTATGCGCTCCTTCGCCCATTCCCGCTCTTCGTCTGTCAGCACGAACCCCGGCACCTTGTCCTCTACCGTGGTGGGGTCGATATGACACCACCCCAGCGCCATGTCAACCCAGTGCGTGTAGTTGGAACTCATGGACTCGCGCCATGGGCCGTCGGTGGGCGCGAGGTGCATCCACAGCTCGGGGCTGTTGCGCTCAATCGAGAACTTGAGATCGAACACGAGATCGTAGTTGCCCTTGATGCTCTCTAGTGACACCCACCCATTGTCGCGCTGGATGCAGTCTATGTTCGTCGGTGGAAACCGCTTCACTGGCAGGATCTTGTCGAACGTCTTGTCCTTCACGAACAGGTCCGCAATCTCCGAGCGCACGGCGAAGTGGATGCGGCAGTGCTTGTACTTCTTCTTCAGCTCGCGTGCGTTGATGTTCATAATCACGCTGTCGCCGATCCCGCCGTACCGTACAATCAGGATCTTCTTAGCACCCTTCCGCATCGTTCGCCCCCTCAGGCAGGATGTCAGGATAGGTCTCAGTTCCCGCGTTTGGATCGAGCCTTGTCATATCAACCCCATATTCACGTCCAACGCCTAGAAGACTCTTCACCCGCTTGGCGAAGTTCTCCTCAAGCTGTCGCATCTGTGGATCGTTCTGAAGCGCACGGTTCTTCGATGCGTTCTCGACGCCGGCCAGTGTCCGCTCGTGAACGATAGCGCCGGTAGTGACCCACATCTGCTTCGGTGATCCGATCTCCGGGTGGGTGTGCATCCGGTCGCCGTAGCGCAGCACGCCCTTCTTGAACAGGCGCGGCTGCCAGTCGTCGCCGAGGATAGGGAAGATGTCGGTACCGTCGATGTAGTTCTCGCGCCTGAGCCAGTAGAGATCAACACCATGCGAATCATCGGCAAGGCGGGGCAGAATCTTCGCCAGCTTCTCGCTGAATACCTCATCCACGTCGAGCGTGAGAACCCACTTGTTCTGTGCCTGCGCGTATGCCCACGTCCTGTCGGGATCCGGGAACCCCTTGCGCCTCCGCGTGAGAACGTGGTCTGCCAGTCGTTCGGCAACAGCGCGAGTGTCGTCGGTCGAGGACTGGTCAACCACAAGGATCTCACCGCCATCCCCGATTATCTGCCGCACGGTGAGCAGTAGTTCGCTCAGTCGCTCGGCATCGTTGTAGACGAAGGTTACAAACGTGATCGGCTCGCGCACGATTCCCTCCCTAGGATCCCCTCTTGTCCTGAGTGTCGTACTTCACCGCCGTCGGTCCAACGTAGTGGGCCATGTACTCCAGGCTCGCCCGCAGAAGCGCCAGCGTCCCCAGCGGCCCCGGCGCACCGTTGATCGCCTGCTGGAACTCCATGAAGAGCGTGTGCCCCGGCGAGACTGTACCGAACGTCCCACTTGTGAGATCCATCGCCCATGTACCATTGTGCATGCAGTAAGATGTCGTACCCTCGTCGCCGATAACCGTTGTCGCCGAGAGCGCGGTGCTCTTTGTCCCGTGTGGGCTGTCCCAATCCTGCGCCACCCAGTACAGGAACCGTAGGTTGAAAGTCCCATCCTTGAAGTCGCCCGTCGGGTACTGCGCCCATGTGAGGCGGAGAACGATGTTGCTTGTCCCGTCCCAGTCGGTCGGCACCGGCGCCGTCCACATAACACGCGCCTTCTTTATAACCGTCCATGGTTGCATGGTGAGGGCAAAGACTGTGCCTGGGCACGCCGTAGATGTCAGTTTCTCCTCACCACATCCCGGCGTGCGGTCGTTACTGTAGTCAAGCGGCAGTTCAAGGAACTTCTTGTGCCAGATATGTGGGAAAAAGGCGTCAGGCATTTCTCACCTCTGTTCTGGGGGTGGCCGCAGATTGCGGCCACCCCCGCCTCGTTGCTAGTGTGCCGGTCGATCAACCGAGAGCTTCTTGGACGCGAGCGTACCCGAGACCGTACCACCGGCCTGCTCCGCCCAATATCCAATCTGCGCCCCGATCAGGAGCGCCTCTCCGGTTGTACCGAGGGTCCGCCTGTAGAGCTTGAACCCGAGCCATCCGCCCGCCTCAGCCGTACCGTGGCTGTTGCGGTAGGGGATGTCGATCTCGAGTTGGTGCTCGTAATACTGCACGGTCCCGTCGGCCCCGAGCGTCAGTGTGCCATCAACCGTCTGGAAGGTTCCGCCCGCTTCATCTCCGAAGGCGACGTAACCATACTCCGCCCGCCAGGCATACTTCTCACCCGTCGTCTCCGCTGCCGCCTGTGCAAACCACAGCACCATGCGGAAGTTGGAGTCGCCCGACCAGTTGGACGGGATGGGCGCTGTGAAGTTGACGTACTCCAAAGTCCCGGTGAGCGTGCCGGTAATTGGTGGCATCGAGAACGTCGGGAAGCAGCCGAGCATAACCGTAGTCGGCACGGTGCTCCCGCCGCTCGCCTCCGCCGGCGTCATTCCTCCGGTCAGCACTCCGAAGTAGTCGTAGAACGATCCGGTCAGTTCGTGGAGAGAGGGAGCTGCAATCCCACGGCATACGTTTCCGCCCATGGTTGCCAGTCCCCCTTTCTAGGTGAATATCCGAATCGCGTGAGTGCCACTGTCGGCGTAGGCCTTCGCCATCCCAAGAACGGTCTTCCACTTCCATGCTTGGGCGCGGTTCGCGTCCTGCCCGAAGTCGGGGTAGTAGAAGAGCTCCATCGGACTTGAGACCGCCATTGCGAACGCATCTGCTCCGAACGCTATCGACGTACCCGCATCCTGGCCCATGTTCGTCTCGAAGATCACGAAATCCTCGAAAAGGCCAACCCGCGAGTTGAAGATGCCGTCTCCGTTGTTGTTGTAGAGCTGGAGGTTCTGCCAACCGACATCATTCTTCAGCCCTCGTGTCACTGCCGGACCCGCGATCAGGCCGTAGTACATCCCATATCCGGGGATCTCGATCTTCGGTACGACATGCTCCGCGTGGTCGCCCTGGAACTTGTCGTAGATCGTCCCGAGTACGTCACCGGACAGCGTGCCGGTCGGGTCTGTAGTCACGTCACCTGCCGGCTTGTCCTGAAACGCCGTGACCCCCGTATTCATGCAGATCGCGCAGTGCCGTGTGGTATGGAAGAGCGAGCCGACAAGCCAGTCCATCGTGTAAACGAAGTCCCGTGCGAGGCTCTCTTCCACCTGTGCGGGGATACTCGCGGCTGAGAGGTCAACGTAGATCCCCTCGGTGACAACGCCGTTACCGTACTCCGTAACGGTGATGTCCATCCGCGAACTCTCCTGCGTTCCAGTGTAGATACTCGTTCCCGGAACCAACGCAGCCGTACCTCTGTGGTGCGCGAGGTTCGTGAACATCGGGACGTGCAGCGTGTCGCCCGGTCCACCACCAAGCTCTTCGTAGTAGGTGATGAACTGCGGGAACAACGCAAGCCCCATAGCGCGCCTGAGAACCTGCGTACTCCAGATCTCAGGAACAGTATTACTGCCCCATGTAGACTTCTGAGTCAGGTCTACACCAACGTCGCCCGGCCAACCCATCTACTTCACCCTCTTTCCTATTTGGGTGTCTTACGACTCACGCCCTGCTGCCACTTCGCCGCTATCGCCATAGGTGATTCCCCGGAGAAAGGCGTGGTACGCCGCCCGCCACTTGAGCTCACAGCCGGACTGCCCGGTGTGTCGCTCGGTGGCCCGTACTTGCGGAGCATCATCGTCTGCGCCTTCTCCATACCGTCCAGCGCGCTCTCGAGGAACTCATCTACATCGCCCTCGCCAGTCCAAGCCTCAAGGTATTCCGGCTTGATGAAGTCGGGGTAGACCGCAGTCTTTTCCGAACCCGGCAGAAGCCGCTCAAGGTTCTTCGTCAGGAGGCCCGTCATCAGACTGGCCTGGCTGAGCTCGCCTGTGAGTCGTGTATTGTCTGTTGTCAGTGTCGTGTTGGAAAGCGTCAGCCTATCGACCTCGGACAGGTCAGCCGTGGCCTTCTCGGCTGCCGCCTTCTCGTATGCGTCAAACTTCTTGAGCTTCTTGCTCAGTTCTCCGTTCTTCACACTCAGGGCGACCCTGCGATAATCGTCAAGATTCGCCGCATCCTTCGCACTCACAACCTTCATCCCTGAAGCCTCAAGTGCAAGGATCGCTTCGTTGTGCTTGTCCCTGTCAAAGGACGCGCCGGCCCCCGCCGGATCTTGGTCTGTGCCTTGGCTCCCGCCGTCAGTGATAATTTCGTCTGGCATCATTCGCTCCCGCGTTGATGTACACCCTAGTCTGCCAACTCTCTTTGCACCTTATCTTGCTCTTGGCTCTTCTCACCTGCCGAGACGGCGCCCGAGCCACCACTGCCCCCGAAGTACCCTTTGTTCGCTCCGAACAGTGGGTCTTCTCTGCACTTTTCTTTATGTGCTTCAATCTGCTTGTCGGTCCAGAGCGGATGTAGTGTCCGAAGCTGGTCATCCCAGCTCCTAAGGCCGAGTTCCCTGTCTACGCGCATACCCTCGGATTCAATGAAGCTATCGACCGGCAGGAACTTGGTCGGCCAGATGATCTCGACATCTCGGGACTCAAACCTTGCACCGTGGAGTTTTGTCAGGATCTCGAGGTCGCCCTGCATCCGCTCGCGCTCTGCCTTGCCAAACGTCTTCTGCTGCGCCAGTATCGCTCCCCGAGCCGGCGCGAACGCAAGCTCAAGGGCGGGGGCGCTCCGCAGGTCGCCGGCACCTTCCGCGAAGAACGCAATTTCCGGAAGGCTAGAGAGTGCCATCAGGAACACAAGCAGCTTGTCGCAGTGCCGGGATGAGGCCTCAATGTTCCCGTCCCATGTCAGATAACGAAGATCGTTCTCGTCCTTGCTGCCCGGAACCTCTACCGTTCGCCTTGTCCCGCGCACAAGCTCGTCGATTGAGAAACCGAAGGCAACAAGCATGGGCAGACTGTGGTACTCGATGATCGCGCCCTCGTCGGACATGCGCCGGTCAAGGAGCAGGTTGACGGCTGCGGCATCCTTGAAGTCGCTGATGCCGTAGGGCGTGACGGGGAGCTGGTAGTTCCGGTAGACCGAGAAGACCGCGTTGACGCTGCCGACCGGGTTCGCGCCCTTGTACCTCGCGTAGTTCATTGTATCTGGCTGGCCGTCTGTGCCGTTCTGGAGCTTCCCGTCTACCCAGACCAACCACTCGCTGTCTGTGATCCACTCTACATAGTCGTGGGGCTCGTTGAGTTCGCCCCTGCGTTGATCGACCACCGCCACACCCGACTTACCATCGTATGCGTAGTGGATGATAACCTCTTTGATCTTGGTCGGCATCGCCGGGTAGTAGATGAGGGTGACATAGATGGAGTCCACGGTCTCATAGACAATTGGGATCTCCTCGCCCTCCGGAAACTCAGACGGCTTGTAGCGTGCGATTGTATAGCCCGTCCCTGTCACGCCGGCTACGGTCTTGATCCCCTGCATGTGGACTGCCATGTCCGTGCGTTTCCAGAGCTTCTCCATGAGCCTTTGGGCCTCGGGGTCTTCGCACTTCCGTGTCACGTCGCGGCCATAGAGGTAGGTGGTCATCGTGTCCACAACGCGGCGGAGGAAGTTCAGGCTGTAGGCCTCGTTGGCAATGCGGTGCGCGTAGTCCTTGTCGTCTTCACCGTCGAACTTCGGGAAGAACCTGGTGTGTTTGTTCAGGTAGAGATCCCACGCAACCGCGAAATCCCGGAACCTCTCTTCTTCGTGTTCATCGACGAGATCCATTACGTTTGCGAGAACCATGTCTTCTTCTCTGCTACGCCCCAAACCGCTCACCCCGCCTTACGAATGATCGAGGTAATGAACTCCCCCGACCCGTGGTGTATCGTAGCGTCTATCCCGAGCGCGATGAGCCGCTCGACCATCTCCAGCGTCGTCTCTGGTGCGTGCCCCGCCCCGTAGTCGGGGTAGTTGCTCGTATGCAGGTCTTCGATAACGTACCAGCCGCCCGGACGCACGTGCGGCCAGAGGAACGCGAACGTCAACTGTTGCTGCCACATCGTGTGCCCACCATCGTCTACAATGAGATCGAAATACCCACCGAGATCCGTTGTACATGGAGTCACAAACCATCGTGCGGTTCGCTTGGATTTGGCTATGCGTCGGAGGTCGGACAGTTTGCCTTGGTCGCCGATGAAAAACAGGAACCTGTCGTCGGTCGGCCACAAGCTCCTGTTACCTTCAACACCAAGATCCATCCCCACCACCTTAGCGTGCGGGAAGTAGTCGAGCCACATGTGGTGCGAAGCGCCGTCTTTGATGCCGACTTCCAACATCAAACCCAACCTGTCACGGTATTTCCCAAATGCCTCATCGTAGAAATCACAGAATCCATGGTCGGCCTTGTCGGAACCGTGCTTCAGTGCGAGTTCATGCAGAACACCCATTGTGCCTCCCTACCATATCTTCCCTGAGACGGTGCGAGCGGCTCCCTGAGCCATGTCGGCAGCCATCCAGTCGTAGACCTCCGCGAAGAAGAAGTGATCTTCAGTATGCGTCTTGAGCCAGACAGCCCGCATGGGACGACCTTCTCTGGCAACAGCGACGCCCTCCTTGTTTGGGTCAATGAGAATGCGAGTCGGTGCCTGCATGTGTTTCGTATAGGTGGTGTCTGTGAGAAGTGACCGGGGGAGGAGGAGGTCTTCGCCGCTGGTGTAGGCGTTGTACATGGAGTCACAAACCATCGTGCGGTTCGCTTGGATACGGTGTTCGGAAGGTACGCGGCGGTACTCGTCTGTGATGTCGTGGAAGTAGCAGCGCCAGGCGTGCCGGCGGCCCTTCGCCATGTCCTCGCAGAACTTCTTGCTCGCCCTCTGCTCGGGCTGTGCATCAATGACCGCATCGCGGACATTCCAGGCGTTGAACAGGCGTTCCAGATTCTCCCATGAGTCGGTCTCGACAGCCGCGAGAGCTTGTCGGCTCCCATTGGGCATTCTGCGTGAGATGCGGACATAGAAGACCTTGGGACCGACATCGACACCGGCTGTGATGTGCCAGCCCTTTTCGGGCTTCGCGTCTGGCAGCTTGGCGATTGCGGCGATGTCGTCACGGGTGATCTTGCTCCCCTCGGGCGTGTATGGCAGGCCGAGATCGTCATTGTAGAATGCCTGCTCGAATCGTCTGCTCTTGCTCCGTTTGTTCATCGCAACAAGGTCTGTGCGTTCGCACATGAGCTTGTTGATTTGGTAGCCGTGGGCCGAACGGCCCGGATGTCTCGGAACCCACTCGCCCATCGCAAGACGGTTCATGGGCTTCCTGCACTTGCGGCAGACCACCATCACCGTCGGCTTCTCGACTACGTTCTTCCACCAGTCGAGCGGCTGCCATTCGCCGCAATGCTCGCACTTCAGGTGCCACTCCCGCATGTCCGACTCGATGTAGTGCTCGTTGATGCCGTACTCGGTGAAGGTCGGCGTCGAGACAATGCGGAGCCACTTCAGTAGTGAGTGCCCCAAACGTGCGGTAAGGCGTGGTACGTTCTCCTGTTTGTGCCCGTCGAGTTCGTCAATGAACACGCCGTCTGCGGCAACTGAGATGATCTGGCGGTAGTTCTGGGAACCGTTGAAGTACACGATCCCGTCGCGGATCATCTTCTGACCGGCGTTGGTCACACCCGAGACCGCGCTGCGGATGTGATCGGACATCATAATCGCCGGCTGTACCCGTGCGTGCGAGAACTTGTCCATCTGCTGCTGTGCGGGGAAGGCGTAGATGATCCTGAACCCGAGTTCCGCGAGAAAGAGGCTCAGGGCAACCAGAATCTCGCTCTCTCCGCACTGTGCCGACTTCTGCACACATACTTCTGGCACTGTCTCGTTCGCAATGTCGATCAGGTACGCATGGCCTACAAACGAGTACGGCTCCGTGGTCTCGGGTATGATGTAGTGTCGGAGCAGCCAGTCAAGGAATACCGCCGCGTCGAGCTTGGCGAGCTTGTCCTGCTGGGATCCCATGTCGCTAAATCCTTGACAGGACCATCGGTTACGCTTTGGTGGGGATTATAACATGGGTAGTGGGGTTCTGTCAACGAAAAAAGGTTGACAGGGCCACGGGCAGAAAAACGGGTCAACCTTTCAGGGTTGACCCGTCATCCACAATGATGTGCTGTGAAGCGAGTGGGAAGCTCACTACCGCCCAACCTACCCGCCCGCCTACCTCCTGTCAAGTCCTTCCTTAGCTAGACTTGGTAAACGAGGCGGTACTCAACCTGCCGGGACTTCTCGTGGCCCGTCCAGTCGCACTTGGGGCAGCCGACGGCATAACAGATCTTGCAGGGCGGCCTATAGGGCCGCGTGGCGATCTCGTAGCCGTGGTCGCGGACGAGTTCGCCTACACGCTGTGAGAGGGTGTGGTAGTCATTGCCGAACACGGCATAAACACCAGGGTGCCACTTGCCATCGGCCAAGATCGCCAAGATCCTGCCTTTGCGAGTATCTGGCCTCACTACACGCAAATCACGCTCCTTCCATGGGTACTACACTGTTACTCTGTGCCGATCCTTCAATTCACCTTTCTTCCCCCGGTTCCATTGTGAGGCCCTACTCATGTAGCCTGTGACCCGTGTGATAAAGTCCACATCGCGGCCCTGAGCACAGGCGGCGAGGATGGTGTCGAGAGTGTTGTCCTCTACCGCCTTGAAGGTGAGATGGGTCTTTGTCTGGAAGCGCAGGTTTGTGATGAGAACACCGTCGGGGTCAACTCCCCATTCCCAATCCTCGTGCCCTAGGAGAAAGTCTGTCAGGTCTTCTAGCTTCATTCGCCGTTCCCTCCTTGGAATCCTATGCCGTTGCCTCTCGTCAACCGTTCGCGGATGTGCTTGGGGTCGAACTCGAGATCATCCTCGTCCATCTTACTGATCTTCTCGAAAAGGGCTCGTGTGGCGGTATTGACTGCCGCATCGATCAGTTCGCGGTACGTTTCTTCTTCGCAGTCCACATCGCCGTCCAGAGCGCGGATGTCATCTTTCTTGATCGAGACCGTCGAATCCGCACACGTCATCCCGAGACTCACGCGCACGCTCAGGCGCAGCCACCGGCGCTTCTCGTCGTGCTTCGCTTCTGCCATGGTGTCTCCATGTGGGGGAGTGCCGGGGTGGAGCGTCAGCCACATACCCCACCCCGGCGGGAGGACTACTTGGGTTTTCCTTTGCCGCTCGGCTTGGCGGGTGTCTCTTCTGTCGGCGTTTCTGCCGCTGCCGTAGTTGTGTTGGATGGGTGGAGAACCTCTATCTTCACTTCGATGTCCGGGCTTGCATCGCCCAGGATGTTCAGCCCCTTGACAACCGCGTCCACGTCAACCTCGGTCAGCGTGAACTTGGTGAACTCATTGAAATCGTTGAGGTAGATCCCAAGCTCGCACTCATGCGGTGAATCGTCCGTGCCTTTGAGAATCAGGGTAATCATGTTCCCTCCTGTTCGTCTTTGACGGCGGCCCTGAGCCGTTGGATTCCGTCCAGTCCATCTACGAGCGTGAACTGCCAGCGGCAGTAGATGCACATGTGGCATCCGTCCCGTGGCTTCAGCGGCCCTGCCACGTGTTCATCCTCTCTCTGGACCCTACCACACCCTGAACACATCAGCCAGTTCTCTTGCATACTTCCTCCCTCCGCATAAGCCTTGCCAACTCGGCACGTGCGGTGGCGATATACGCCGCCACCATCTTCGCCTGCCGCTTGTCAAGCTCAATCCGCCCGTTCTCGAACTCGCTCCAGAACCAGATGCTCCGGCGGGTCTTCGATCCCCGCTGTCCGCCCTTCACCGCGAACGCCCTCAAGCTGTCATTGAGGATAACCCGCGCCCACCGGAGTTTCTGTGCCTGTGCGCCTTTGCGGTCGAGCCGGAGCAGGTAGTTCTCTAGCGGGAGTTCGCGGGCACGTAGCCACTTCCTGTAGCCCTGGCGCACCTTGCCGCCATCCTTGACCGTCTCGCCGTACTCAAGACGCCCGATCTCCCGGTGTGTAACCCCGAGCGTGTCGGCAACATCGTCCTGTAGTGCCGGTATCAGCATCCGCCGGATACGGAACAGCTCCGCCTCGGGATGTCTCTTCTTCCCCACGTCCCTACCCCACCTTTACGATTGGCGGTTCTACCGCCTCGAACCCTTCGCAGTGTCTCAGCCATACCGGATCGAAGTTTGCCGGGTGGCGGAACCATCCACTGTCGATACCGTGTGCATCCGCCTCGATCCCGAGCAGGTCGGGTGTCGGGTGGGCGCACCGGCTGTGGCAGTCTCCCAGTAGCACCCGGCGGTGTTTGCAGTCATAACAGGCGTTCTGCATCTTCTTCGTCATTCTCGTTCCTCCATGGTTTCTGGGTGGTGCCTAAGCACTCTTCCCAGCTTCGCTGCCTTTTGCGCTCCATTTCTTGGATTGTCAGGGCGCTCCAAATGTCTGTTGTCGGCCACGTGTGAAGCCGAACCTCTGGTGGCGCGGGAGGCTTCTTCCACTTCCGCCACGATCTCGCATCCAACACCTCAGCGAGTCTGAGGACGGCGAAGATACAGAGGAGTCCGAAAGCGATTTCGACCAGCATCACTCCTCCTTGTTCTGCCAGATGAGCGTGTCCACACCAACGTGCGCCTCGACCAACGCCGCGAACGCAGCCGTCTTGATGCGGTCCTCTCTGTCGATGCCCTCACCGGGATAGCCGGTTCCCGGTGGAATGAAGTGGTACTCCTCCATGTGTGTGTTGCCGACACCGTACTTGCCGTACATTGCCTCGTGCCATGTACCCTGCGCCGAGCTACCCATGATATTCGGCCAGCTCTCATAGCAGAGTCCGTCGAGGTGGTTCAGCATAGTCGTCCAGCCGTTGCCTATGAGCTTCAGGCCGCGCCAACCGTTGCGCCCCATGCGGAACCGGAGCGCCGTCACAAACAGGCGCATCCCTTCGGCCCAATCGTCGTCATGGATGTTGTCGGCGCTCGTCCAGCCGATCTTGTCCCACACGCAGTCGAGAAACAGACCCGTCACACGCGGATGTGGTACGCCGAAGAAGTCTGCGATGATACGTGCTACCTGTACGCCATCAAGACCCATGTTGACCAGGTGCGCGTTGAACATCTCCACTGGCTTGCCGTCCGTCTGTGCGAGCCGGCAGTTATCTCGAAGCGTGTTATAGGGTTCGCCGCCGTAGCCGATGCCGATGTAGCACGCCGGGATGTGAACGTAGATCTCCAAGTGCTCCGGCAGATCGGCAATCCAGTGCTTCGCATCGCGGTAGCACTCCAACGGGACACACACCGCATCGAACGTGCTCCAATCAACCGTTGGCTCCTGCGGCCACGGTCGCAAGAAGTAGCCTCTACGCATCACTCCTCCTCGCGCTTGCGGGTGATGGTGATTGTGTAGGTGGCACCGTCATCGGTTAGCCTGCCATCGTCGTTGAGATCGAACACGGTTTCTCCGCTTTCATTCTCAAGCCACGGCCACGAATCCCATTCAACACGGAGCAGCCCCGTACCCGTGGCATCCGGCACAACCACCTTGCAGGCGCGAAGGATGGCACGCATTGCTTCAATCTCGGGCGTTGCGAGTCCACCGTCTTCTAGCACGGCATAGCCCTTGAACAAGGACTGCATCAACGAGCGGAGCCTCTTCGCCCCAGCCTCCACGTCCAACGCGACCAACGAACCCTCGTGGGTTGAGTAGTGGGTCGTCTTCCCATATGCGTTTGGGCAGTATGCTGAATCCGCCAGGGTCGGGCCACCACTTGCCGTTGTAGAAACGTTCTTTGGATGCCACGGGGTGAGGGCTCCCTTGGATTACGGTTTGCGTCTGGCCCTTGCTATGGCGGTCGCTCGTGCGTGTGCTTGGTCGTGTGTTATGTGATCGTCGTCCCATGCCCGCGTTTCCTACGTGCGCTTTCAGCCCAACAGACGCCCGTTACCACCAGACCTTCGCCGCCGCGTTCCTTGTACCTCTCGCAGCACCAGCGTCCCTGTCTGATCGGGAAGCCCTTTGTCGCCAGCATCGTCAGCAGGGACGTCTCTGGCCTGTTGAACTCGACGTCTGGTTTGTACCCCATGTGGTGCCTCCTGTTTTCGCCCAGCGGGGGGTGGCCGTCGGGTCTACCCTTGCGGTCTAGCCCTGTTGGTCCACCCCCGCCGAGCTTATCCTCTCACCTTGGTTATTTGGTCGAACCGACTCCAGCGACGCGATCGAAGGTGTGCGCAGATAACCTTGCGCGTGTTGGAGCCCTCGTCATGTAGCCCCACCCCCTTTCCCCGTGAACCAACCAACCTAGCCCCAGTAGCCGCCAGCGTCTCGGTGAAGTTGTCAGTCCTTGCGCTTAGGCCATACTGTGTGGGCACCACGTGTCACTCCGTTTCCATGAACGCGCTCACGAACGCCGCCGCGAC